GTAAGTGAAAACGCTGACATGGCAAAAACCTGGGCAACAAAATGTTGCTCAGGAACTTATAAAAATAATTATCAATTATGTTGCGGAATTAAGGTAACATACAAAATCATTGCAACTATGGACATCAAAAAACTTCATTTCGAAACACTCCAACTCCACGTAGGACAAGAACAGGCAGACCCAGCTACAGACGCACGAGCCGTCCCTATCTATCAGACAACTTCGTACGTTTTTCATAATTCAGCTCATGCAGCTGCACGCTTCGCCTTACAAGATCCAGGAAACATCTACGGAAGACTTTCCAACCCAACACAAGATGTCTTCGAAAAACGTATGGCTGCACTAGAAGGAGGTGTTGCTGCTCTTGCTGTTGCTTCCGGAGCAGCGGCCATCACATATGCGTTTCAAAACATCACTCGTACCGGCGACCATATCGTAGCCGCCAATACAATTTATGGTGGGACATACAACTTGCTGGCACATACACTGCCTGCATCAGGAGTAACCACAACCTTCGTAGATCCATGTCAAGTGAAAAATTTCGAACAAGCCATACAAGAGAACACCAAACTTATTTTTATCGAAACACTGGGTAACCCTAACTCGAATATCATCGACATAGCAGCTGTTGCCCAAATAGCTCATGCACATAAAATACCTCTGATAATAGACAACACCTTCGGTACTCCCTATCTGATTCGTCCAATAGAACACGGAGCAGATATTGTAATACACTCTGCGACTAAATTTATCGGGGGACACGGAACTAGCCTCGGAGGAGTTATCATCGATTCCGGAAACTTTGACTGGAAAGCATCTGGAAAATTTCCACAACTAACGGAACCAGACCCTTGCTATCATGGAATACGTTTCTGCGACGTAGCCGGAAACGCATCCTATATAATCCGTATCCGAGCTATTCTGTTACGTGACACAGGAGCAGCAATCAGCCCGTTCAACGCTTTCCTTTTATTACAGGGCCTAGAAACTCTTTCACTTCGTGTTGAACGACACGTAGCTAATGCCCTGCAAGTAGTAGATTATCTAAGCAAACATCCCAAGGTAGAAGCCGTGCATCATCCATCCCTACCTCAGCATCCAGACAACAAGCTATATAAACGTTATTTTCCAAAAGGCGGAGGATCTATATTTACGATTGACATCAAAGGCGGAATAAAAGAAGCTCAACGTTTTATCGACAGCTTAGAAATATTTTCCCTACTTGCTAATGTGGCCGACATGAAATCACTAGTTATTCATCCTGCAACTACCACACATTCACAATTAAATGAAAAGGAGCTGGAAGAGCAGCATATCAAACCAGGTACAGTACGTTTGTCCATAGGAACTGAGCATATAGACGATTTAATAGCAGACTTAGCTCAGGCATTGGAGAAAGTATAAGCATCATAATTTATCGAAAAGACTACGTTCTTAATTTGAAAGAGACAACCCTTAAGCAATTGCTTCAAAAGAGAAAAATTGAATAGATTTACTTATAATCATAAGTTACAAAATGAAAATCTCCTGCTATTGGTCACATAAATAAACAAAGACCAAAAGCAGGAGTTTTTTCAAAGGCTAGTAGTATTAAAGACACTACACCTGTTTATATCAGATACAATACTCTGCAACATTAACTATTCCTGCCCTTAAGGCATACCGTATCGCTTCCTGAGCGTTATTCACATTCAACTTCCTGAAAATATTTTTGCGATGCGTCATTACTGTATAAACACTTAAAAAGCGTTCCGCTGCTATTTCTTTAGTAGTCTTACCCAACGTCAAAGAACGCAGAACTTCTTTTTCTGTCATTGTCAGCTGTGGCATATCAGAAACAGCATCCCGCTCTTTTTCATACAACCAACTTTTTGCTTTCATACAAATATACTGCCGCCCTTGCTCAGCCTCATCCAGGCAAGCAGCAGCCTCGTGCACATCTGAATCTTTAAACAATAAACTAAACTGAATGCCTCCCAAAACCATCCGCCTGATAAAGCTCTCACTTAAAGCATCACTAAACAGTACAAAAACAGATTGAGGAAAACGCTCTTTCAGTATCCAAAGCTGATCAGCCGTACAATCGAACAAAGTATAGTCAATAATGACAACCGAATCCGGATAAGACGAAAGCATCATCGACAATTCCTGCAAACCGACAGCCTCCTTAATCGAGGAAAGCTCTCTACCAGCCTCCAAAGCCAAATATTTCACTCCCAAACGAGTTATTGCCTGATTATCTGCCAATATTAAATGCCTCATATTCTTGTATTATTACTTAATAAACAAGAATTTCCAAGAAAAGGTTCATTAAAAAAAAAACATAAAAAAAGAGTTTCACTTTTCATGTGAAACTCCTCAGTGGACGTTGACGGATTCGAACCGCCGACCCTCTGCTTGTAAGGCAGAAAAGTCCGGCACATAACTAATTATCTCACAAACAATTATCAGAGCAAGCTGTTTTTGTTATAAACTATTTCAAATTAGACTTCTGTTTTAACAACTCTATCTCATGGTTCAAAAGAGCGATTTCCTGCTCCTGAGCACTGCACTTTCGCAATGCTTCCCGTAGCTGTTTCCGAAGGGAAGCTATCAGTTCATCCTTGTCGTTCATGCTGTTCTATGCTAATTAATCTAAATGGTATTTTCCCGGTCATAAAACGCGTATGCAAATCGACTTCAATCCAATAGTGAGCACGGTTTTCAATATTATTATTAGAAGACATAAAATCGATTTCAAATATTCCTTTATCTTTTGCTTCATATCTGACAATATACTTCTCTATACTGGAGTTTTTCTCAAAATCACTCATTCCGTCTTGTCCCCATATAAAAATACGATCCGTTAAAGGAGACATTATATTTGTTATTAAATAGGGAAATTCTATCTCAGTATGCGGAATAGTCAAAATTGGGTTATTACAATGGATACCCAAATTGCCAATATGAATATATCGCTTACATAAATGGAGAAGTTTTTTTCCATCTAAGCCAAATTTTTTGCTACCGTCTTTATAAGTCTGTTCATGAACCAAAAAAGAAGCTATAACTGTGTGTGGTCTATATTTCCTTACACTGCTAATAGCATCTAATTTTTCAACATCTGGCGGATAAATTATTGTTGGTACACCACATATTCTATCCATCATCATTGGATAAGGATCACGTTTAGCATAACTATCAGTTATGGGAATACTAAGCTCTCGTCCCAAATAACCTTTTCCAGCACCTATTTCAATAGCAGATTTGTCTGAAATAAGCTCATCTAAGAAAGCACAAAGTTCTTCTGTCGGAAGAACGTATATATCTTTCTTTTTCATCATCAACTGGATTTGATTACGTGTGTATTGCCGATAAAAAGCAAGCGGATGAATAATCAAATCATCCTTATCAAAACATTTATCTACAAAATCACAAATATCCTCCACATACATAGCACAAGACTGCTTTTGAGGATCCAAAGGCTGAAGCTTTCTTGTTACTCCCTTATGTATTCTATAGTGAATATCCATTTTTACTTATATTTTATTGAAAAAAAAGGTATGGATAATTTAGTTTATTGTTTAATAAGACACAGATTGATTTCACAGCTAGTTAAAGTACAATATGTATATTATGATATTGATACCGTTATAGGGAAATAAATCAAGCTAAATTCCTTTCATAAAAAGGTTTTCCCACACGATTTATATGCTCACCAATAGGAGTACCTATATTCTTATTGTAATCAACCACATCAACCTTATATAACAAACCCAAATCCTCTATCTGGATATTGATATCCATTAGCTGATTAAAGGTAAGCCCATCCCCCACCGCAGCCAAGTCAATATCCGATCCCTCGGAATACGTACCCTTGGCACGAGAACCGAAAATAAGTACCTTTTCTATATTGGGATAACGCCGGAACACACCGCAGATATCCGTTATTACCGTATCGCTTAATCCGTACATATCAAAACAATGTATTCATTTCAAGCCGTAACTTTTCTTCATTGAGTTTATTGTCCAATCGCTGTAACAAATGGGAATACTCATCATATATATTACGGACGATTTCAATGGCATCACCTTCATTGTAAGTGTGTGAAGTGGTTACTCTGGCTTTCGCCATTCTGCGCCAACCGTCGTGGTCGGCAATCAAGCCGTCCTCGAATGCCTTCTGAAGCGTACCGTTCGGACCTTGCACAAATTCATAGCCTTTGTACTTTAATAAGTCTTGGAGAACCTTCCAGCCAAGTTCAAAAGTATATTCAAATCTCTGTATCAACCCTTCCATTTCCAATTCAGACAAATCATCCGCTTTCTTATCAGATTCTGTTATATCCTGAATACGCTTATTAGCGCGATGAAAGCTGTCGTATCTTTGAAGCCAACGTATATCTTGTTCCATATTAATTAAGAAATTTCAGTACCCAGTTTATTTGGTTAAGCAATTCAAGTTTAACTCAATACCCGAAAGAGCTATCTCTGTCTGATATTTCTTTTTTAATTGTTCTTTCATGTCATCCATGTATTTTGGATTACCACCAGCAACAAGCTGTTCAAATTCGTAGGATTTTCCTATCTCATTAACAAGAACCTCTTTTGCCCTTTCTACATTTCCACATGAATACCATTTATAAAATTCAGTCTTAAAATCACGAGATGGTATCGTCATTTTTTCTTTTATCTCATTAACATCTTTGACTAAAAGCAAAAACTTGACAATAATTATAATCAATATTACCAACTGGATAATACCAGCCAACAAAGATATAACTCCAATAATTTCCATAACTTTAAATCATTATTTGTTCATTAATACATTAATCAATCTCTCTTTCTCTTGAAGAAGTTTATCTTTCGCATCGATAACTTCTTTCAAATGCTTTATCTCCCTTAAGGCATCATCAAGTTGATTTTGGCATTCGGCCATAGTTATATTTCCATTATTATCCCGACCTACAACTATATTTGAATTACCCTTTGTACTTTGAAGGGGAACTTCATCAACTAAATAGCCAGCTGGAATTCCAAAATAAGCTGCTATTTTCTGAATGCTACTAACTTTGGCATCCGCACCATTCAAGATATTAGCAATAGTCTGGCTCGTTAATCCTATACTTGAAGCCAATTCAACTTTAGTAACACCATGATTTCGTATCAAAACCTCTAATTTTTGGGCAATAGAATCCATACTTTTGTTAAAATTCAAGTTTAATTGAAAAATTCGTTCAATTTTATTTGGTTCATAATTCAAGTTTAATTTATATTTGCACCATAAAGTTAATGCAAAAGCGCAATAACAGCAAAATAAAGTTGGAATAAAAACAGCAAAATAGATTATTCACTCTAAAAAAGACAAGATATGACACAGAAAGAATTCGAAGATAGAATCGGTGAAAAGTTCGTAGGTGATTATTCAGAAGTAGAAGAATGCTATATGAATACAGACCTTGATAAAGACCTTTTTTGTAAGCTGTGGATTGAAAATCCAACCGCACTTAAAGAGATAGAACGGAAGACCGCATTAGTACGTGAACTATACGAAGAGCGTAAATGCCTTTCTAACCTTTTGATAGATCAAGCAGAAAAATGTAATGCAAGCGATTTGAGAGAAATGGCAATCGCTATGATTGGCGAACGTGAGTACCTCAGAAGAAAGATTGCTAAGGGTTATAACCTCTGGGATGATGATAAGAAGTTGTTGGATAATATTTTAAGCAAGTAATAATCATGGGATATTCAAGATGTGCCACGTGCAAATACTTTAGTCGCAGCACTGAAAATAAAGCTATTGGTCTTTGCGCTAAAAGAGGTTCCGAAAAATGGCTCGCAAATGGAAGGGCTTGTTTGGAATACGAAAAGAAAAAACAAAAATAGATAACCAATCCCGGCCGGGCTTGACCACCTTGCCGGGAACTCAGACAATAATATCAGGTATATGGAAAATCAATTAGAAATTATTAAATCCAATCTCCCTTATGGCTATGAGGGGAGCATTGCAAAAGAAGCAGGATGTTCAAAAGGCACAGTACATAATATCCTTAACAACAAGCCTGCATCTGCCCGTTCAGCTTATAAGGCTAAAGTTCTCACAATAGCAACCAGAATGGCTAAAGAAGCCTTGGAAGCCTCAAAAGGAGTTTCTAAAGCGGCAGCCGAATTAGAAACATTGCAAAATGGAACTACAAGCGAACAATGAATTAACCAAGCGTGAAAATCAAATCGCCGGACTTGCCTTTTGCGGACTCGCAAAGAAAGAAATGGCAGACAGGCTTCACGTGGCTTACGGAACTATCAACGTTTTGCTCGACAAAGCATACAAAAAGACCGGAACCAGCAAATTAAATGAACTGGGGTCATGGTGGGCCAATAGAGTATTTACTCTAAACATAGATTTTCAACAGCTACAAAAGACGATTATAGCTCTTTGCTTCTTGGGAATAACAATATTCCAATTTTCAGTAGATAATCATCACGATTATTACTACCGAACAAGAAGAGGAAGAACGCAAAGATACAAGACCGAAGAAATATCTCAACCTAATTATAAACAGGCAGCATAGCATAGAGTTGCAATGTGTTTCAGATAGTGAAGAAAGCTCGTAACCAATAATTAACCAACCTAAGAAACAGCTAAAATGGGAGAAAGATATTTAGAAAGAATTGTAGCAAGCGGCATAAAAATCGGAACGATACAGACGCTTAAAGAATTAGGGCTACTGCCGGAGGTGGTAACAATCTCCCAAGCAGAAAAGATATACGGACGCCGTCTCATTACAGAATGGCGTAGTAAGGAATGGATAAAGTTTTATCCTGCTAAGAACAAGGAACGCGGCAAGTATTATGTGAAAATGTCCGAACTGGAAACAGCAAGTGCCATGATGGATATTCATAACAAAGTACCGGCCAACATAATCAAAGTATTAATGCAAGTACCATGACTGCAAAAGATATACAAATAGGGCAGAACATTACAGCCGGACTCTTTTTCCGGTGCGGACATTACGGGGATGATGTGGACTACGCCATTATTACCGGAGTGGTTATACGCAAATTGGAATGCTATAATCAGGTGCTTGTTGATGTCGATTTAGAACAATCGTTTAATAGTCCCGGCAAATCAGTCTGGGTACGGTTAGACAAAGCAGATTTTAATATTAACAACTAAAATTCTCATTATGAGCAGTATTATTCAAGTTAAGATGGAAGAGCTAAATGCGCTTCCAGCAACGAAAATTGTCGAAAATGAAGGTGTACAAGCAAAGTTTATTCAAATGTACAATGCAATTTGGGGTACGGATAAGGGTGAGCAGATGTACCACAAAGAAGTATTCAATTTTCAAAAATTACTTCGAGATAACCCCGATGTAGCCACTTCAAGCAAAATGTCCCTTTATGGCTGTTTCCTTGATATCGCAGTCAATGGACTAACATTAGACCAGACAGGGCATCCGCTCTGCTATATTCTGAGTCGCAACTGCAAAACTGGGTACAAAAACGAACATGGGAACGATATTTACGAAAAACGTGCATACGTTTCAGTTACCGGCTACGGTGAACTTACCATGCGTATGCGTGCCGGCCAAATTAAATATGCTGACAACCCCGTCGTCGTTTATGAGGGAGACCATTTCAAGGCATCTTTAGTCAATGGAGTAAAAAACATCGAGTATGAAGCACAATGCCCCCGCACATCAACCAAGGTTATTGCAGCATTCATACGCATTGTACGCAATGATAATTCAGTGGATTATCAATGGCTCATGCAAGGGGATATTGAACGCTTGAAGCATTATAGCGAAAAAGCAAATTCCAAATGGAATGAGCAGACCAGACGGAGAGAACTTGGTAATGCCAATGCTTTATACACTTCCAATAATGGCGGTATTGACCCCGGTTTCCTTGAAAACAAAATGATTAAACACGCCTTCGACGCATACCCTAAAGTACGTACCGGAAAATATACCATTATGGCAACCGACCAGGAGGAAGAAGAAATCATCGATTATGGAATTGTGGAAGATGCCAATATTGCACAGGAAGACCCAAACATTCCTTTTGGTGAAGAAAAACAGCTCACCGCACCGGAACCGGTATCTGTAAATGTCAGCAAAGCAGATGAAGAAGAAGGATTCTAACCATTAATACTTAAAGCTATGTCAACAGAATTAATAAAAGTAGAAGAGTTTACCTCTTTAATGAAAAGTGCCCCTGACGCCTTAGGCAAGAACCAAAAATCAATAGCCAACTGTAATTCAGCGGGACAGGCAATCTTAGATACGATTCAAGGAGAAGGCATGACTGATGAACTGGATGCCAAAGCTGCGGAGTATCTGAAGAAAGTCAATGTTACAATTACCAACATGAAAAGCCGTCGTGCGCCTGTTACCCAACTATTCGACCGTATCCGGTCCATTTTCACGACAGATGAAAAAGCTATTGACCCAAAAGACAAATCAACAATTCCGGGCAAAATAGCTGCAGAACGTGATAGATATGCAGCACTGAAGCGTGAAGAAGAAAGAAGGAAGCAGCAGGAGATGCAACGACAAGCCAATATCGAAAAGGAAAAAGGAACGTATCGGTTTGCTATTGAACAAGCTATCAATACGCACATGAGTTCCTATTTTGCCGAACAACAGAAGAATCTGAGCCATATTTGGGAAAGCATTACACTGGCTACATTTGAACTGAAAGAAAAGAGTATTAGAGGTTGGTCAACTCTGTACCCTCGTGAGCACTTCGACACTTTCAATCAAGACATCACAACTTATTATCTGGACGCACAAACCAAAGCGAATATCAAGGCTGAAATTCTAAGCAATAAATATTCCGCTTTCTCTCAACAGTATAAGTTTGACATGGAGGATTTACGTCAGTCATTTATCGACCGCCTTTCCTCCAAAAAGCAAGAACTTATTGAGGAAGAAGAATTACGCAAGAAAGATGCTGAAGCTGCTGCCAAAGCGGAAGCCGAAAGGAAACAACGGGAAGAAGAGGAGCGAAAACAACGTGAACTTGAAATACAGCAAAAAGAACATGAGCAGCAACAAAAAGCGGAGTCTTCTATACAATCCGCACAAATGAATAGTCTGTTTGTAACGGCTGCCGCTTCTGTTACAACAAGGACTAGCAAAGCCAAAGTGACTGAAAGAATTAAAATACTACACCCTGCCGGCTTCTTGGAAATATATCAGATGTGGTGGATAAATGAAGGTCAGAATCTGACAATAGAAGAACTTGAAAAAATCCACAAAAAGATGATTTCCTTCTGCGAAAAGAAAGCTAACAGCGATGATGAAATGAAAATCAAATCAAAATATATCCGATACGAAGAAGAAGTTAAAGCAGGAAAGTAATGGCAAATCCGGATTCATATTACTTGCGTACAGAAGTCAGCAACTCCGATCTGACAGAACTCAAAAACTATCTTTATCCCCGTACCCAGTATGGGGATAAAGAAAAAGCCTTCAAGTTTGGGACATTGGTAGATGCACTTATTACCGAAAACGAACGGGTACATTATAGTAAGCGCATGGTGGATGATGTAACCTATTCACGGGAAGATTTCGAGTTAGGCCTTGCCATGAGGGAAGCTTTAAGAAAAGAGGCAAGAAAAGACGAGTTCCTTAGAGCCGTTCTTTCCAACTCCGATACCCAGAAATTCATGGTAAACAAATCCCAGCGATTTCTCTACGGAAACTTTGAGTATACTCTTGATACCCGATGTAAATGGGATTGGTGGTTACCTGGTTTTGGATTTGGTGGAGATTTAAAGACCACTTTTGCAGAATCACAAAACCAGTTCAATGAAGCTATAGATTTTTTTGATTGGGACCGTTCCAGAGCATGGTATATGGATATAGCAGGAAGTCAACAGGACTTTATCTATGCCATCAGCAAGAAGAACCTGAAAATATTCAAAGCATTCATTAGACGAGACGATGATACCTATAAACGTGGAAAAGAGAAATATGATGAATTGGCTTTTAAATGGTGGATGCTCTTTTCTTGATATATTTTAATCGAAAACGATATGAACATACTTATCACACCCAAAGAACAAATCTGCAAGGAACTTACAGATATTGACTCATTCCTCAATATAACAATGAGCGAAAATGCAGAAGAAGCCGTATTGCGCGGAAATGACTTGGCTGTATATGTCGCCCGTTCAGGCAAGTTATTAGCTGATGCTAAATATTGGCTTAACGAAGCCATGAATTCCGAAACAATGAAAACACTTGCCGAAACAGCCAAAAATGCCAAGGCTACAGCTACGGCAATAAACGCTTTAGTAAACTCCCTTTGCAGGGAAGAACGATATTTGGTCGATTGGTGTGAACGGTGCAATCGAACCGCAACACATCAGCTATCATGGTGCGTGACAGTAATAAGCAAAGCCAAAGAAGAAATGAAAATGGCTGGTATGTACAACAATAACAACAGACAAAAATGCTAAACGACCAAGAAGCACCCAAATACTTGCTTTGGCTTCTTATAGCCATTATCCTAATGGGATTAGACGAAAACATTACTGGATTCCCATTCATCATGGGAGCCGGTATAATCATATATCTATTTATTAACATGCTTATTCTTACATCAAAGGATGAGCCTAAAAAAGAGAACAATGGAAACTGCAAAAATTGACATCAAGCAGGCTGTCATTAAAAAAGACAGATTAAATGTTGTGTACAACGAGCGATTCACAGAAGCCAACTACACAAACAAGGTTACCAAGAATTGCGACCAAATCGTACATTCCGAACTGAAGGAGATTTTTAATCACTTGAAACTGCATCTTGTGGTATTATGCGAGCAACCCGAAGCGGAAAAAATCTACAAGTCAAGTTTTACATCACCGGGCTTTGATGAAACTCTGAATAACTACTTCATTACCGGATATGCCAATGATAGCAACGATGGAGTACCGGGTATAACCATAATGGGAGGCAAATTACTACAATCCGGTAAAATTGTGGATTTGAAAATCTTTACTCCATTCGGAGACGAAGAATATAAATTTTCAGAAGAACTACAAATAGATGCAGCAGCTTGCGATGCGGAAGTGGAAGCATATCTCTTTGAAGAGAAATGGGGCATTAAGCAAGAGCGGTTAGACTTTGATAGCGATATCCCCGATGAAGCTGTTACCGATACAGAAGAACTTCCTGCAGAAGAAAAAAAGCCTAAAAGGAAAGGCAGAAAGACCAAAACTATAGCTCCTGCCGCTTAATCAAATGCGGGGCTGATTTTTGTCAGCCCCATAAAACTCTAAATTACAAGTCATGATTATAGAATTAAAAGGAAACGTTTTTGAAGTTACTTTCAAGTACAAGCCCACTATTGTTGACAGAATACGTCAAATTACAGGCAAGAGATATGACGGAAGCAGAAAGAAATGGCTTATTCCTGTTTCCAGTCGTGTCGAACTTGAAAAAATGGTCTATCAAATCAGACCATTTGAAAATATCCAATGGGTTACAGGACAACAGAAACAAGAAGAAGAGGAAGAAGTTGCGTACAATATACCGGAACTGCCGGAGCTTGATATTCCCCACTTACTCAAAGTAAACCCATATCCCTATCAATTAAAAGGAATTGCAAGAGGATTACAGCTCAAACGATTCATGAATTGCGACGAGCCGGGCCTTGGAAAGACACTGCAAAGCATTGCAACTATTAATCTTGGGAATGCCTTTCCTTGTTTGGTTATTTGTCCTTCTGCCTTAAAGGTTAATTGGGAAAGAGAATGGCATAAGTTCACAGATAAAAAGGCAATGGTACTGACGGACAAAGTACGAGATACATGGACTTTCTTTTATCAGACTGGCATGTATCAGGTATTCATCGTTAATTATGAATCGCTTAAAAAATACTTTGTACAACGTATCAAAAAAGAATCTGGTTGGACTTTAAGAGATGTGGAATTCAGAAACAGCATCCAACTTTTCAAATCTGTAATCATTGATGAAAGCCACCGTTGCAAATCATCATCCACTCAGCAGGCTAAATTCTGTAAAGGTATATGCAATGGTAAGGAATGGGTCATTGAACTTACCGGAACTCCGGTTGTCAATAAGCCTAAAGATTTAATTCCGCAGTTATCTATCCTTTCCAGAATGGAAGATTTTGGAGGATATAAGACATTCGTCAATAGATATTGTTCCGGTCAGAATGAAGCATCAAACCTGAAAGAACTTAACTATATGCTATGGACTAAATGTATGTTCCGGCGTGAAAAGTCATTGGTGCTGACAGACCTTCCCGATAAAATACGACAAGTAAATACTTGTGAGATAACTAACCGCAAGGAGTATATCGACGCAGAGCGTGATCTTATCATGTACCTACAAAAATACAAAGAAGCGGATGATGAAAAGATAGAGAAAGCATTACGAGGTGAAGTCATGGTACGTATTAATATCCTCCGCCAAATATCAGCCAGAGGGAAAGTACGTGATGTAATTGAGTTCGTAAAAGACTTTCGTGAGAATGGAAAGAAAATCATCCTCTTTTGCTCACTTCACGAAGTGGTAGATCAACTGAAAAGCTATTTTCCTACGGCTGTATCTGTAACTGGAAGGGACTCACAAGATGAGAAACAAAGAGCAGTGGATTCTTTTCAAAACAATCCCAAAACAGATATTATCATCTGTTCCATTAAAGCTGCAGGAGTCGGACTTACCCTAACAGCATCAAGCAATGTTGCCTTTGTTGAATTCCCCTGGACTTATGCCGATTGTTGCCAATGCGAAGACCGTGCGCATCGTATAGGGCAAAAGGATTCTGTAACCTGTTACTATTTCCTCGGCCGACGTACCATTGACGAGAAAGTTTACCGTATTATTCAAAATAAGAAAGCCATTGCCAAGGATGTTACTGGTTCCACGGAAGATATAGAAGAGAATATCGTTGATATGGTAGCTAATATTTTCAGCACAGATTATGATGATGAAGGTTTCTAAAATAACACCACAACAAAAAATAGACCGGCTGAAAAAAGTCGGCTATCAGGTTCAAGAAAAAGGTAATAAAATCCGTGCCGCTAAGGGTTCTTTGATAATCAATGGCACTATAAACCAAGTACACAAAGAAGTTTTTAACCGATAATTATATTGATATGAATACGTATAGCAAATATGTACCCAATGTTTTTCTCGCAAAATGCAGTGAAAAACACGAAAAAGGAGAAGTTATTGAAGTTACAACCAAATATGGCAAAGAGAATGAATGTATTGTATTCAATCTCATCTATGAACGTGAAGGCTTTTATTATTACTCCATCGTCAGAGCTGACGGATTTAATGTGCAGGAATGGGCCAAGCAAAGAGCCGAGCGCCGCCATGGTTGGGCCCAGTCTGCCGGACAAAAAAGTAACGAATATTTCAACCGCTCGAACAAAGACAAAGATTTTCTTTCTCTTGGAGAGCCAATCAAAGTCGGACATCATAGCGAGAAACGGCATCGAAAAGCGATTGATGATGCTTGGAACAATATGGGAAAAAGTGTTGAATTTAGCGACAAGGCTGCCGAACACGAAAGAATTGCCAAATATTGGGAAGAAAAGGCAAACACTATCAATCTTTCTATGCCGGAAAGTATCGATTTCTACGAACACAAGTTAGAGAAAGCGAAAGAATATCATGAGGGTGTTAAGTCTGGCAAATATCCACGTGAACACGCTTATACTCTCACTTATGCCAAGAAAGCTGTTAATGAAGCACAAAAGAATTACGAATTAGCTAAAAAACTATGGGGAGATTATCTGACGAATGGTGTTGTATGAACTGCGCCCGATTGAACGAATGTTTGATGAATGAACCAGATTTAAACTTACTTGACTATTGCGTGGCATACAAAGACTTAGAAAATAAAGAAGATTAATTAAAAACGGGACAGTTATGAAACAGACAGTAGAAGAAGCAGCCCGCACTCATTGGAGTGAAAGTACATATAATAAAGATGCAGAGCTTGCCTATGATGAAAGAGACAGTATAGCTATCAAGGCATTGGCAAAAGCGATTGCATTACGGGCTTTTAAGAAAGGTGCAGAATGGCAGTCAAGGCAATCCCCGTGGATAAGCGTTGAGGAACGTTTGCCGGAGCCTGACAAGGAAGTTCTTCTTTATGATAAGAACTCCATCCGGCATTATGTCATAGGATGGCTGCGGAGAGATAAAGGATATAACAAAGGCATGTGGGCACTCTCCAATGGTTGGGTTGAAGATAAGGATATAACCCACTGGATGCCCATCCCCTCTTTCGATGAGATACTCGAAGCCAACAAGGATGTACTTGAACGAATTAAAGAGAAAGGAGATTGATTATGGAACAAGAAAGAAAAATCGGAGAGGTATTTGAATATAATGGAGAAAAAATTATCGTGAAAAAAGATAGCAATTTTATATATGGATGTGATAGATGCGTCTTTAATGGTAAACCGGAATGCGGTGATTATTATTGCTTGTATTTTGAAAGACAAGATAAACAAGATGTGCACTTTGAAAAAGTGGAGGATTGATTGAAAGAGGAGCTTATAAAGAAAAAACTGCTCGCAGAATTTCGGGAATGGTTCTGTGAAGGTTACTGCCAATTCTACGGAATGGACGACTACTGTCGATATTGCCCAGTCAAGGATGAAAGCTGCTGGTTAAGAGAAGTTGAAAAGCCTGCCGGAAAAAAGGGGAAACGGAAACCCATCCGTTTCTGTGATACATGCAGAAACTTTAAATCGGATGAAAGAGAATTGAATGATGATGAAATAGATAGAGCTGTTGAGGAGTCGGCCAAACGGCATTATAGTGACCTTTGTGCGTTAAACCATTCTCTTAGATTTAAAATGCCCAACGAATATAACGATGATAATTGGGGATTTTATTGCAAAGAGTGTAAGGATTACGAAGAAATATAATTGATAATGAAGCGTGAAATAAAAAAGTTCATATAGCATGAAGATAATTGTTAGTTTTTCCGGTGGTAAGGATTCGCAAGCCTGTTTAATCCAGGCTGCCAATAAATATGGAGTCGATAAAATAGAAGCCGTATTTTGTGATACAGGTTGGGAGCATCCCGATACTTATCAACATATTAGTAACGTGTGCAAACAACTTGATGTCAGATTAATAATTTTGAGAAGTAAGAAATACACTGATTTTGTGGATATGTCTATCAAACGTTCCCGATTCCCGTCTTCCCAAAGAAGGTTTTGCACCTCTGAATTAAAAATAAAGCCGATGATTGATTATATTCTCTCACTAACTGAACCTTGCTTGATAATTCAAGGTATTCGAGCAAAAGAAAGCGAAGAACGCGCCAAACTTCCTTATGAGTGCAACTACTTCGGAGAATATTTCGAACGTGTGAAAAAGAATCGTAAAGGAAAGGTTGTTGAGGTATGGAAGCAAGATTATCGTAGAAAAGATGTGCTTAAATGGTGCGAACATTATGATGCCAGTGTTTCCCGCCCAATCTTCCAATGGTCAGCACAAGAAGTTATAGACCAGATCCTTTCTGCTGGACAAAATCCAAATCCTTTATATTATCGTGGATTTTCCCGAGTTGGTTGCTATCCCTGTATTATGTGCAGGAAGCAAGAGGTAAAGCTAATTTCGCAAGAAGAGTTTGGACGAAGTCGCTTGATAGATGCCGAACAACGAATGAAAGAAGAGACCCCAAAGGGTTCGTCTTTCTTCTCACCTGGCTACATTCCTAATCGTTTCTGTAAGAATAAGACTTATCCAACAGTAGAAGAAGTATTCGAGTATGTAAACCGGAAAGATGCCGGCATGGATGATATGTTTGAACCTGAAGGTGGATATAGCTGTATGAGCCTTTATCATGGGCTTTGTGAATAGAAATTTAATTGTCGTCAATAACAAAATCACAAAAGAATTTATGGGTGGAATGGAAAAACAAATTATCAGATTGTCAAAAGCAGTATTAAGCAGAGATTTTAGACAGAAAAAGAGTATATTTTGTTCAATGGTATTACGGCTAATGGATACCGAAGAATACGCAAACGATTACTGCAATGCGCTTAACCTTGTTCTTGAGTTATTTCCAGAAGTTGATAGGAGAAAATTAGAAAAAGAATTGAATAAATACATTTGATTAATCAGAACGAATGACGAAAATGACTAAAGAAAAATGTATTGTATGCGGAAAAGAAACTGTATCAGTCATTAAGACTGATGCCGGCTATATTTGCTATAACTGTTATGCTGAGCAAAAGAATCCATCCAAAAGAAAAAGGAAGAAAAACAACGAGGAAGAACGTATGCAATGCAAGTTCTTTGAAGAAGTGGGAAAGCTATTCCCTAGGTTACCCAATAAACTTCTTTTCGCTGTTCCGAATGGTGGAAGCCGCCATATAAGGGAAGCCGCTAATCTCAAACGGCAAGGTGTAACTTCCGGCGTATCCGATGTTATCCTACTAATCCCAAAGAAAGGCTACGCTTCGCTATGTATAGAGTTTAAGACAAAGAAAGGCATCCAATCGGAAGAACAAAAAGAATTTCAAAGGCAAGCGGAAAACTGCCGAAATAAGTATGTTATTGCCCGCAGTGTCAAACAAGGCATTGACGCACTAAAGGAATATCTGCTATAAAGGTGAGGGGTCGCTATTCACGAGACCCCCTCACTGCTATTTTGAGACTTTTATAAATTCATTGTAATCAATCTTTGTGTTGGGATTAAAATTAACCAATTCCAGTTTATACCCCTTTGTGCCCCAACTCCACCACAAGAATTTTCGTTTTGGGATTCGATGAACAGCAGCCGCCAGACTATCACGAATATTATAATAAACCGTAGAATCCTTGAAACAGGCTATCACATGAGACCATTTGCTATTAACCTCTAAACAATCCGGCCTGTCCGGAAGTGGATGCCAACGGTCTGCATAGATTGTTTCTGTTGAATGAATCCCGGTTTTAACCAAAGCCTCAAGATGCTTGTTTTTAATGCCGAGTTCTTTTATTGTTTGAGCATCATCGGCACGATACTCTTTCAGCTCATCAATAGTCAAGTTCAATGCCGACACGGAAACTGCATTTAAACTATCCCGAATTTTATAGGACTTTATGTCTTTCATTAAGATTGCAATATTACCGGATTGACGCTCACATTCCTTTTGCAGCTTCCGATTATATTTAATCAAGCCAATAGTAACAGATACCAGTGCTACTAAACCTATAAACAACCATTTTTTCATATAATCTTAGACCTTAAGATAATTAGCTATTCCAATGGCATGAGCCTTTACAATTCGCGCTTTCCCATCAGCGGAAAGTAAGAATTCAACATCTTCCTTATTATCCTGAAAAAAGTTTTCGGTAAGAACTGCCGGACATTTCGTTTTCTGCAAGATGTAGAAGTTTTCTTCCCAGTCAGGGTCTTTATCCGACCAATCGCTGCGTATTTTTGTCCCGGTCGGAAAGCATTCTGCAGCCGATGCGTACAGACATGATGCCAATACATCGGCTTTTGTACTTCCCTTGCTCGTGTAAGCAGACCAGCCTCTTGCTTGCATCCAATCTATTCCAGAACCTGCAGCATTACAATGAATAGAAATCAAGCTTACATTAGATGTACCCAATCTGCCACAAATCTCATTCACACGCCGGCATCGCTCTGATAGTGGAACATCTATTGTCTCCTTTACAACCCTTTCAGCATCAATACCCATTTTGCCTAATTCCAGAACAAGCATATCTGCGATTTCACGAGTCCAAGCATATTCCCGCAATTTTCCATCAGGAGAGCGCTTGCCCTTTGTATTCTCACCGTGGCCGTTATCAATTAGTACTTTCATTTTCTTTCAACTTTAGTTTTAATCTGTTCAATTAAATCTTCTGCATCCTTACTGCTAATACATTTTACTATCTTTTGTGCCATATCGGCTACATCGGCAGCATGAGACTTCTTTTTGCGGCTATTTTCCAATACCGAGCGACCTTCTATGCAGATAATACCCATTGTTATCAAAATCATACAATAAGGAGCTACATACCAGGAAATGAACAGTCCCAAGACATCGACCATTGTACCGAATATCAATACGCGGAAATAATCAACCACTTTAGCTACAGTTCTCCTTAACCCCTTACTGTCAATTTTTTCTTTATTTACTCTTGCCGCATCAATGCCGCTCCACATATCCACGAATGAAGAAACGACAATAAAAATACAACATGTAAACAATACGATTGCATACAAACGCAAGTCCGCAAACTTTATCCCACCTATCTGTTCAATCACTTCAACCATTAGAATATAGTATTAATTATCCATGAAAAAACATAGGCTACACCAATGATAAGGTCTGCCAAATAAGCTCCACGTAAAGTCGCCTTAATATCTTTCTCATCAGGAATATCATCCTGCGCTTCTTTCCATTTTGCTGCAATGTAAGCGCATCCTGTACCAATAGCAGCACCAGCCAATACCGGAACAAACTTATTTCCAAACAAGAATACAGCAACCAACACACAAATAGCCACAATCAAGAGACCAACCAAGCCGTGAATAATTTTATCCCAGCCATACTTTTCTACCAAATCATTACTCGCTTTCATAAACTCTTTTCTCTTAAAATATAAGCCAAGAGAGAAATTGAAGCATAAAAAAAGCAGCCGGAATTCGACTGCTTTAACTTTTAATGATTATCTTTGCAACATCTCACTTACAAACGCAAATTGCTACTAGAACAGCAGAGGGTATATGCCCCCGGTTACGTTCTAGTAGCGTCGTGCGTTAATATGTAGGTGAGATGACAATTAACAGGCCGGGGGCTTTTTTCTTTCCTTCCCCCCAAAAAGGAATATTCACATACTATTCAACTTGATATTTATTCAGACTGAACGTATCTTTCTTTTTCCAACCGTCAGCAAGCGTTTTTTGGATATGTAACATGACTTTTGTATAGAAGTCTGTCAACTCCTCCAATGCCGAGAACTCCCGATAAACGGGCGTTTCATCCGTACCAAACTTGAATACAACCGGAAGGGTTGCACCATTTGTCTGTACGGCCAAATCGTATGCAGCTTTGTAGTTGAACTGATTTTCTCTTGAAAGCCATACCTGCACACCCTCGTATGAAAATCCTTTCAAAATAGTTTCGTCCACCTTCTGGTTATACCAATCCATAATCAAAGCCTTAACTACTTCATCTGACGGTCTGCCATTCAGAAACTCCGCTTCCATATAGTCGGCGGAACCGTCTTCATGTTCTTGGATATCCCAACGGATACGCCATTTATTCTTTGCCGGACTGACGCATTCTATCAGTTTCACATCGGCTGTACCTTCTACTCTTTTCATCTTAACTGAATACATACTTGGTTCTACCTTTCCCGAAAGTTTCCGTCTTAATGGTGGTCTCAAACGGAAAACCGTCAGGAATTTCTTCAATCTGTTTGAGGATATTCTTCATTTCCTCACTGTTGGTAAAGAACTTCTTGGGTTCGCCGTTCTGCTCTATGGCCACAATACAACGGTCCTCGCCTTGTTCAGTCTTTATTCCCATCTCAAAATCCTTGACTATGATAGGAAGGTTTACCAACTCACGGATACTTACCACCGTACCCGAAAATCGCTTCTTACCGTCTTCCGGCTTGTAAGCGACATTTAAATCTTTAAATGATTTCATTTTTTTGCCTGTTAATTTTTTAAACAAATTATTACAATCAGCGTGTTTCGTCATGCCGTAGAAACTGGCAATCAGTTCCCGCCTCCTTTTTCTACTTTTTACCTCGTGCATCTTCCGAGCAAACTTCTGTTTGATACGTTTCCTCAATCCTACATAGTTAGGGCGAATAACATAGCCAAGAAAATCAATGCCTTCCTCTACCGGAAATACCCGTTCATTAGGCTTGATCTCCAAATCTATTTTCTTCATTTGCTCATGAATAACATCACGAATCTTCCACAATTCCGCTTTCGTTTTACCGAGCACCAATCCGTCATCACAATAGCGATAGTAATATCGGATACCGTACTTGTCTTTCAAATAATGGTCTAAAAAAACAGACAGGAGCAAGTTTCCCGCCCCCTGCGAACTGCGCAGTCCGAAACTGATACCTTCCGGCAGCAGCTTAACAAACCGTTCCAGTAAAACCAATAGCCTTTCATCCTTGAACACCCTGCGGAAGCACCACATCACAAAATCCTGCCGCACGTTATCATAAAACCTGCAGATGTCGAACTTGTAAGCATATAACGTGCCTTCCGGGTCTTTTTGCAGATCAGTACGTATGCGATTCATCAGGTCATGTGTGCCACGCCTTTTGATACTTGCTCCGGTTGTCCGAATATAGCGTTTCTGCAAATGACGGTCTACAACATTCATTACAGCAAACACAGCAATACGGTCTTTCATAGAAAGTATCTGTAAAGTACGTTTCTTACCGTACTCCTCAATCTCTCTTTCATGGTAACCGCCAAGCTGGAATGAACCATCCGCAATAGCAGTCGTAAGTTCAATGATGATTTCCTCCCTATGAGCGAGTAAATATCGTCCTTGCTTTGACCTTTTACGATTTGTACCACGCAGTACTGTATCGAATGCCTCCGACATATTGGAGTATTCGATAATTTCCTCGATGATATATCCTTCCCTGCGCATACAAATTCAGCTATTGGTTAATAAACATGGAAGATAAGGGCCTTCCTTTCCCCGGGTCTGACTTCTTCGAACTGATAACAGCCTACCAAACTCCACCCGACGCGTGATTTTTCAGCTTTCCACCTTTAAAGGTGCTATTGCTGCGGCTTGTTTC